CCTTTATTATTGTCTATTTTTGGACACGTTTTGTTTTATATTTTGCCCATTATTAACCCTTAAATAGCAAGATTTTCGGGCAAATCATCAGGATAACTGCTTAATTCCTTCTTGATTAGGTCGGAATAAAGACCGTATAAAAGGTAAATCATTGCACTTGGAAGCTGTGTTGTTAGTCCTGGTCTTCGCTTGAGTTCCTCCTTCTTCTCTGATGCTTTGTCGAGTTCTATTCTGCCGTTGGTTTTCTTCAATGGACTGATAAGGATAGCACTGCAAAGGTTTGGACATTCATTTTCATCAACACGCACCTTCGGAAGTGAAGGAATCTTCTCACCAAAGAGCAACTGACAAAGGCGGAACTGTTGCCAGTGGTAAATAACAGGTGCACCCTCATTGTAGAGGATAACGGAAAAGCCGTAACTCTCTAAGGCTGCCTTCATCGTTAGCGAGTCAGTAGTTATCTGCTCTAATTCCTCACGTGTCTTGTTACCTGCACGGTCAGGATAGAGATGTATAACCTTATTCACGGCATCAGTACCAAAGAAAGAATACACCTGCTGTGCAAGGTTTTGCTGGTCGTCGGGTATGTAAGCCCAAAACTCCTTGATGATGTCAAAGCGACTACCATAGTCTTTTTTCTGTCCAACGATGAGCGATTGAAAGTTTCCAGGGTCGTAACCAATATAGAGCGGTTCACGCTTATCGTAGTGGCGAAGATAGCGAGCGGTGAGGGTGAAGTGGTCCTTGAGGTTTAGTTTCAGTATCTGGTCATAGATATAGCTATCTTTGAACTGGTGTCGCTCGTGGTCGTAGGTGGTGAAGAACTTGTTAGTCACCTCTTTGTGACGAATGGCACAGATAGCAGTTAAGAACTCATCCATATCGAGCGTGTCGAGCTGGGTTTTAAAGAACTTAGGACCGAGAATGTCCTTATTGCAGAATGATGAAGCACGGATATAGTAGATTGCGTTCCTTCGCATATCCGCTAATCGTGGTTTCCATCGTGCAACAAAAGCGTTAAGACGTTCATTTTCAAGCCTTATCTTCTCCATCGTGACAGGGTTCTTCGTATTACGCAAATCCTGCTGGAGCATAAACTGCTTATAGAGCGACTGATTGATAGCAAGTGAAACACTGGCTATCTCCTCAATGAGCTGTCGGTCCATCTTATTTTCGTATTCCTCAAACCAATCGTCCTCACCAAGGTCGACACGTGCCGTATCGCTCACACCTGTCACGCCTTCATAGTAGGCAGAGCGACGGATGTCAGCTGAACCACCACGGAGGGAAGGGAAGAGGCGTGACTTGAGTTTCTCTCCGCTGTTGTGCTTCATCTCCTCGACGAATGCGTGCACGGCATTACGACCAGCGACACTCTCAGGCTGATCTGAAGACACCAACTGGAGGTGTGCACCATTGCGAAAGATGACCGAGTGCTTAGCGTAGGCAATAGGGTAGCGTGGTCGACGGAAGTGAGAAGGGAGCTTTGCTTCGCCCACCACATAGTCGATACCATACTCTAACATTGCACGCTGCTTACCATTCACGATGACAGGACGAGAGAACGATGCCTGAATGTTAGGCCAGACATTCGTCATCAGTGCGACGTAAGTCTTATGCACAAGGAACGAGAGTTCACCAGGCATGTCATTCGTCACACGGATAAGTCGGGGAACGATAACGCCCTCCGTCTTACCTGTAGCACGAGCCCACTCTGCATAGAGCATATTCGGGTCGATAATATTCGCTAACAGCTGAACACGATTCATATAGTAATGCTCGAAGTCAACTGTAGGCTGTTCGTTGTTTATAATTTCATCAGTCATTTTGAATCTCCTCTACTATTTCTGCATCTTGAATGTCAGCATCACGCAGCAGTCTCTTCTTCTCCTTCTGCTCGATAGGCAGCGAGTCGATAAGCGTAACATAAAAACCTTGATTGTGCTTTGCAGCAATATCCTTGAGACTCTTCTTCGAGAAGCCAAGTTCCTCTGCTGTGATGCTTGGTGTGATAATGAACGTAACACCAAGGTCTCTATCGGCTTCGGAGATCTCAGAAGCACGACGACGACACTCCAGCGCACGTTCATAGCACTTGCCCTGTGTCTTATAGTCACCAGACAGCGCACAGAGCTTAGCAAGGTTCTCAAACTGGTTAGCGTACTGATTCTCCCATATCTTGATGGGTACGTTGTTGTCTACTTGGAAGTAGTTGATGGCTTCGTAAAGTCGAGCCATACAGGTGCGCTGCTCTATCTTGATACCTTGGTTAGCATTGATGCGCTGTTGCAACTTACGAGCCGCACGAGTTATATTGCGTTCGTGCTCGTAGATTTCCATTGCCCACTGCAATTGCTCCAAGAACTTCTGTAGTTCTTGGGGAATAGCATCGCACTTGCCAGTGGCAAAGAACTGCGATATTAAGTCGGGGTGTATCTGTTCGATACGGTCAAGTTGTGTCATACGCCAAAAAGGTCTTTTCGCAACTGCTCTTCCTTTGCCTGCTGAATAATCTCACGCAGTTCCTTCACGGCTTCGGTGCTGCCATCCTTAGCCATTTCAACGAGCTTGGTAAGGATTGCACGCATATCCTCCGTGACGTTCACGAGCATTGCGATGTCTGCAAGAATTTTCTGAATATCTGAATCCATAACGCAAAGATAATCAAAGAGGATGAGCAGGCAAAAGACAGACCATTTTCCTGACGTCAGGAAAAAGAAGCAGCGTGCCTCACGGCAGACTGCTTCACAATTTGAGAAATGCTTAAAAAAAATTATATCTTCAGACGGCAATCGTGTCGAGGATGCCGTTGTATTGTTCGAGTGCTTCGAGATAATTGTCGATGGCTGCCGTGTCGGTGGGTGCTGACTTGAATTGGTTCCACGCTGTGCGCACTGCGCTATAGGCTACCGAGGGCGAATGAGAGAGGGCAATAGTCATAGCGCACCTCCTTCCAACCATTCAGCCACGAAGCAGGCAGCCAAGAGAACTACGAGGAACAGATGAGCGTAGCAGACCTCCTTATGCGTGAAACGCTCACCGCATAGACGTGAGAAAGTAGCTGATTCGCCATTAAACCACTGTGAAAACTTATTGCGCTTTTCGCTTGCCCAATCCTTGAGCGTGAACGACCGCTGCGCTGTGCGGAGGGTTGTTGGTTGCATATTGCATCATTCTTTTAGCATCCACGGAACTGCCGTGGCAGAGACACAGAGAAGCGGCTGCACATCCCGCTGCTAAAAGAATGATGTCTCTACCCGAAGGGCTTTGAAAATTCTACGGAATGGCAACCGCCAATATCTTTATGAGCATAAAAAATGCCCAATCGAAAACGTTGAGCAATGACCGATGCTCTCCGGGATAGTCTACTATCATTCTTTTAGCACTGCAAAGATAAGCATTCGTTTTGAATAATGCAAGCGAAACGCAAATAATTTTTGCGTGACGCAAGAGATTATATATCAAGATGGATGAAACTTGGACCGAAAGCGAAGTTAAGAGTCATCTTTCCGCCTTCAACGGTCAGAGAGAAATTGCCTTGCGAAATGATGTCCATACCGATAACGAACTCTACATCTTCGGGCAACTGGTCAGACTCGAAAGCATCGATAATGGTTGCCTGTCCACAGTTGCCGGGCATGGCAATGGTAAGAAGCGCACGTCCGCTGACACGTCCGCCTATTCCTTTTACGGAGTTGTTGGCACGGCTGACAGGCAGTTGCAGGTATTCTGCTGTGAGTGGTTGGATGCAGGACACCTCTGCACCCGTGTCCCAAAGGGCATCTGTAAGAATCTCCTTTCGGCTTATGGTGTTGATAAGTCGGATAGGCGTAATGATGCGTCGGGTGGAGGGTAGGGTCTGCGTGAAGAAGGTTGTGTTCTGTTCCATTTCTTGCAAGTTCTTAATGTTTTTGCAAAGATAAACATAAATCATCAGAAGCGAAAAGACAAAGAAAGAGAAATCCCCCCCTCCCCAACAGCTGGGGAGGGGGGGGGCACAAGCTCGATTAGAAGAAACCAGCGACTATCCTTCTGGATGGAAATCTGGGTCTACGGTTGGACCACTCGGATTGTGTTCCTCCTTGTGGCTTGGCTGATCGTGCTTATCGCTCTTCTTAGGCTCGTAAGGCTTGAAGTCGATACCCGTGAGGAAAGCACGTGTGCGCCCGATGTCGCCAGCCTTCCAGTGGGTCTCTGGTTGGAAGTTGATGCGTGTACCGACAATGTTCTTGGCTACGTTGAATTTCTCAACCGAATCGGCAGGCTTGGTTTTCAAGCCAACCTTGAACGAGCCGAAGCCGTCGAGCACCACTCGGTCGCCATTACGCATGTGGCGAGCCATTACGTTGACGAGTTCACGCAGAACTGCGTAGACATCCGCCTGCTTTGCAGAGGTGTTTTCCTCAATCTCCTTAGAGATAGACTCGAGGTCGGCAACATCACTGACAACGGCACGAGCATAGAACTTGCCTTTGGTTTTACTCTTTGTGCGAACGTCTTGGTAAATCTTAAATTTTACTGACATAATACATTGATTTTAAGGGTTAATAAATAGATTTATATAAAGCTATGCTTTTGATGATAGAAAGCTATGCTTTTGATGGTCGAAAGCTATGCTTTGGATGATAGAAAGCTATGCTTTGGATTTCTGTTCCTGCTGCTGCTCGAGAACCATTCTGAAAAGTCGCTCTTTCTCTTGGTACTTTTCGAGGTTCCGCTTATCAGCATCTCTTTTCTCTTTACGATCCTTGCGCTTTACGAATGACTTATAACGCTTGATGTTGTCGAGAACATTCTTGTGCTGGCGGAGGAACTCTGCTGGATCAGTGCGGAGCAACTTGATGAGTTGGGCTATCTCTGAGCGTCCGAAGAGTATCGGGTGCTTACAGAGGAACTTACCAGTGTCGTTTAATGATTGCAGTTCGGCAAATGCTTGAAGATTGCGGATGCGCAGTTCTGCCATTTCTGCTACGGCTTGTGCGGTTGGCTTTGTCTCCAGCAATTCGTCGAGCTGCTTCATCTTTCGCCAAGTGTTGATGCGGTCGTTATAGATGACGGTTGCCATCTGCACGTCCGCATCAGTAAGGTTTTCCCAGTCTATTTTCGGGTACTCTTCTTCTTTTTTTTTGGAGTTGCTTTCGCCTTCTCCTTCTTAGAAGA